TGTCGTCCATCTCCCAGTCGAGCGCCACGATGCCGTGACGCCAATAGTTCGACGTGTTGCGATAGAAGAATTGGGCTTCGGCCTCCGGGTTGCCGCCCATCGCGTAATGGTAGAGACCGAATTTCTTGCCGGATGCCTGCGCTTGGGCGATCATGCGGTTGGCGTCCGTGTTGACGCCGGACACGAGACAGTTGTTGTACACCTGCCCCGTTCCCCATGTGGTGCCGACGACAACGAAGTCGGCCTGCGTGTTGGCGATGTCGATGCCGCACTGCCAGTTGGACACGTCGATGCCCTGCATGTCGGCCATCGCCGCCGGGGCGAACGACATGGAGACCGCGGCGACGAGCGCGGTCAGCGTCATGCCCACACGCCGGTGCAGGCGTCCGTGTTTATGCTTGCTTTTGTCGAGGATCTTCACATCCTCTCCTTCCCGCCCCGAGTCAAGGGGCAATAGAAAAGCCATCCCGGAATGGGATGGCTTTGAAAACCGGTATGAAATCAATGCCTGTGATCATGAGATGCGTCATTGCCGGTCCTCCAAGTATTTTTCGGCGGCGTTGACTATCCAGCATTGCGCGTCGAGTTTTTCGAGTTTGGCGAGCTCGTATCGGACTGCCTCCGAATGGTCGTGCGACTGGTCGCCGTAGATCAGGCTGATGATCGTGTTTTTGATCGTGTCGCGGCACAACTCGTCCATACGGTCATCGAATTTCGCAGTACGTTCGCCCAGCATTCTGGTTTTGGCGAAATGCTGCGAGAGCGGCGAATCGTATGGCAGGCGTTCCGGTTGCACGTGCGAGTACAGTCCGGTCGCCAACGCGTCCAAAGCGCCCGGCCAGACTTTAAGTCCGAGCGTGATGAGGGCGCACGCGCCGCCCACCCCACCGAACCCGGCTAGGAAATTTTGCAGCACATTACATCTCCTTACAGGAAAGCCCCGCACGTGGCGGGGCTGTGGTTGGTTTAATACGGGTGGTCGGTGGCGGCGAACACGAGCGGCAATCCGACGTTCTGCAGTATGTCCACGAGCGAACGGTCATCGAAACCACACAGGCGGGTCAGCACCATCACTCCTGCAGGCATCTGCACAGTCATATTCTTGATGAGGCCGATGAGATACGAGCCGTCCTTCTTCTGCCACACGACGTTCGCCAGTCCATCAGGCCGTGGTGTTGGCGGATTCAGCCAGCAGCCCTGTTCCGATTCGCCGGTGACGGTTATCTCACAGCCCTCGTCGGTGATCTTCGACGAGGCGGTCATACCAGTAGGAGCCCACGGTTTGACCGCCTCACGGTCCTTCAGGGTCGGTGGATCGTAGAGATTCCTGATCCTCACGCGGCCACCCCCAAACTGAGGGCTAGTAGATTGCCGTATCCTTGTCGAAGCAGTTGACGCCGACCGCCTGGAGGACAGTCCAATCGTCGTCCGAGAAGATTCCTCGGCATGCGAGCAGGACCTTCGCACCGGAGCCCATGAGCAATCCTTTGGTCCACAGGCTTTTGTTCTCCGTGATTGCCAGACCGCCGCTGAACGTGACACCGTCGCTCGTCGGCTCCACACGCCCCTGCACATCCTCGATGACAGCCGAACATATGTATCCGCCCGTCAGCGGTGGAAGGACGATGTTGCCCCACAACCGCAAGAGCTGATTGTCCTCGGTCGCCGTGTAGGTCTGCCCTTCCACGGTGCCGGGGAATGCATTGCCGTTCGACACGATGGTCTTGGTGGTTTTCGCCGGATTCCGCACGATCATCGCAGACCACCCGCCTTGACGGGACTAGTACGGTGCGGTCTGCGCGGTGAAGAAGCTTGGAAGCCCCCCCCCGAAGTGAGAGCGTACGTGTCGGCGCGCTCCACGATGACATTGCTGATTGTCACACCGGTCTGGAATGCCCGAATGCGAACACGGTCTGGCTTTTTGAATGTGAAAGTCGTCTGGACGTGACCAATCTTGTCGGAAGAGAAAAGGGGGTTCCAGCCAGAATCGAACAACATTACATTAATGCCGGTTTGAGTCCCACTGTTTTGAATGTCAGCCGCGAAAACATAAGTGCCAGCCTCAAGATTGTCGATTACGACATCATAATCGCCGTGCGTGATGTCGCCTGTCCCATCATTGACCAATGGCGTCAATGGTGACGGATACAAGTTAATCCTCTGCATGATTCTCCAATTCCTTTCCCGTCAAAAGCTTCCAACCATCCCATTCCCTGCGCCACACCTCGCGGATACGGTCGATAAGGAAGCACATCACGTTCGCATCATCGCCGACTGCGCCGGTGTAATACTTGAGGCCATTGTGGAGTTTCTCGGTGCGGCACCACAGGCTGCCGACCGGAACCGTCGAAGGCTGGTCGGGCTGGACGAGAATCTGCTTGGCTCCCAAAGCCTTGCCGCCTTCGCCAATCGACACGTGGCAAGCGTGGAACGCATTCTGTTTGAGGACGGTGAGGAAATTCGTGGTGTCGGAAACGAAGCTCACCGTGCCGGCATTGATGCTCGCCACGGTGGTATCCGCCGTGGAAAGCGTCAAGGACGCGTCCTCGATATGACCGTCGGCGAAAACCTTCTGCGCGGCCACCTTGACTTCCGGATGGTCGGCATAGAGTGCCTGAGCCTGGAAGTCCACCGGTTTGAGCCACACGTCCACGAGCGTTTCGGCGGCTGGCTGCCATACCTGCACGCCGTTGTAGAGAGCGTTCCAGAAGACCGGATGGCCGTCCACGTCGATGACGGGTTCGCCAACTCTCGCGCCGTTCAATAGCACGCCCATTTCAGGCCTCCTGCGAACCGTCGGCTGCGGCATCCGTGGTGTCGGGCGTGGATTCGGCCGGGGTCTCGGCCTTGCCATCGCCGGTCGCATCCGAAGCTTTTTCCCGCACCTGCCTGACAGCCTCGTCGATCGCGGTCAGAGCATCGGTCGCATGGGATTCCACGACCGTCTTCGACTCGGTGATGCTGTCGGCCACCGCCGTCACCTGCGCGGTTGCGGCCTGAGCGGCATTCGTGGCCTGAGCGGCCACGGCACTCTGAGCCTCCACCACGGCACGAGCGTCAGTCATATCCTCGAGAATCTGGGAAGCCACCGTCATAGCCTGACCCTCCGGATAAAACACCATCTGACCCGGATTCGCCGCCGACATGGCCTGCGCCTCGGACAGGGAAGAAGCAAGCAGATACGTCAGCGCCGTACCGGAATTGGGTGCCGGGGCCAGAGTACTCGCGTCCACATCGACCAGATCGGCGAACGCCACGGGCGTGCTCGAATTCGGTACCTGCACGCATCGGACGAAACGCCAAGCGTCCGGCGATTCGCCCACCGTCACCTCGTAGGCGAACGTGTTGTCAGTCGGCGTAACATCAACGGTGGCGGTGCCGGTTTCCGACAGTCGCACGTCGAAAGAATCACGCACGACGATACGCTTGCCGACCTTGAACCGGCCGGTCGGCACCACATGCACCAGTTCGCCGGCCAAAACCGCGACGCCATCGGCGCTTGGATGGCCGAAATCGAAATTAATCTGAGTCAAAACATCCTCCTAGAAAACAGGGATATGGAACAATGAGAAAACCCACACACACGCCCGCCCAACAGCAACACGACAATGTGTGGGATTATCCAACGGAATTGGAAAGGAACCAATGCTTTTCGACACATTCGCAACCACCGTTTGGAAACCCTCATGCGCGAAACTCCGCGAATGCACCAAAGTAGGCTACGAAAGCGCCCTGAACTGCCATATCCTCCCGCAATGGAGCGGAAGGGACATGGACTCGATCAGCATGGCGGACATCGAATCATGGTTGGACTCCTTCGATAAGCCGGGAGCGGCACGCAAAGCCTACGCGGTGTTCCGCTCGATACTGCGACTCGCGTTCAAACGCGGTTTGACCGACAACGACGTGACCAGACGCGAGATACGCCTGCCACGACTACGGCACTACGAGCCGCAAGTGCTGTCCGTTCCGGAAGTACGCAGACTGTTGAAAGGCTTCTACGGGCATCCATTGGAAGCATGGCTATTGGTGTCCGTGTGCGCCGGGTTGCGACGGTGCGAAAGCGTGGGCGTCGAATGGGCCGACTTGGACTTGCGACGCGGCACGGTCACGGTGAAAAGGTCGGTGCAATGGGTGGCAGGCCATGAGACCGTCACCGAACCGAAGACCGATCTGAGCCGACGAACCGTCGCATTGCCACGGTTCGCGGTCAAACGCTTGGCGGAACTACGCCACGGCACGAAGACCGGCCGACTGGTCGGCAGCCTGAACGCGAACCAAGTGGCGAACCACTACCGCAGTTGGTGCAGGCGCATGAACCTGCCCTGCGTGCCTCCACGCAACCTACGCCACACGTTCGGCACGTTGGCGATCAAGGCCGGAACCGACATCAGCGTGGTCGCACGACAGCTCGGGCATTCCGACATCCAAACCACCGCACGGTATTACCTCAAGCCCGATCTGAGCGTCCTCAAGGACATGCAGAAAGCATGGCAGAAACTCATATTGACCTGCTGAATAGCTTTCCGTAACCCTTGAACGGCAGCCTTTCCCGTTTTTTGGCAATACCCTGCGATTGCAAAAACGCAATGGGCTTGTGATCGCGACAGTCAGCGCAAGTCCACAATCCACAGTGAAGAATCTTTACAATGTGGCCGCTAATGAGACCATTGCGAATGGATTCAGGCCATCATCATCTGACGCAATCATGACTTCAGTCAGTCATGGTGATGACGTTGCATCAATGCTGATTCATCCCGATGGGCGAATCAGCGTGTTCGGGACGTTGACCGTCGGCCACCATTACCTGTGGCAAGGCGTATGGCCGACCGAATAGCTTTCCGTAACCCAGCAATGGAAACCGCCGTATACGAACGACAGCCTCACTCTATGTCGCGTCGGACGTATCGTCACGGTCAACGGCAACGTCAAGTTCACCGGCAGTGGACAGCAGAACTACTCGACGGCGAATGAGACCATCCCTGAAGCGTTCCGCCCGCTCGCCGATATGAGCATCATCGCGTTCCCGTCCTGCGGTTTCAGCCTGCTTGTCGAGCGTGACGGGAAGGTGCAGATGCTTGGCGACCCGAAATCCGCCTACTCCACGGCGCACGGCTGTTGGATGGCGTCCTAGACGAATTCCACACCATCGGGCACCGGAATGATCTTCGAGAAGCATTGGACGATATCGGACGAGCCCACGCCTCCGATAATCGCCACCGACCCGTCGGTGTTCCACCTCGCCTGTTTGCTATACGCGGCACCGGTCACGTTCGCGACGCACCCAAGACTGATCGTCTTGGAGGGCTTCACGCCCGCTTTGAACAGCCAGACAGTGAAATCGCCGACGCTCACGGTGCTTCGAAACGAAGACAGGTCCACGAAAATCAGTCCGTCTTTGACCGTGATGGTGTTCGAAGCGCCATAAGCAGCCGGAACGAACGATGAGGTGTCCTGAAATTTCAGTTGGCATGTCTGGGTTACGGAATCCCACAAAGCCCCCCTAGGCGTGAACAGGCGCACCGGCGTGCCTACCGTGATGCCGTCCAATGGGATACGCCACAACGGCATGTACGCGTCAACCGCGCCGGACAGTATCTTCCCTGACGGAATGGTCGGGTCAGCGGCAGTCGTCGCATTCGGCGACCCCTTCAACACGGCCAACTCCACCTTTTCCACGCCGGTCGAGGAATCACGATGGTAATGCGCGCAAATGATGTCATTGCGTTTCATGCCCTGCGACCCGTTGGAGATCGTCACCGATTCCGCCGCCGTGATATGCCAGTCCAGACCCTGTATCGACGCGCAACCCGTACCGATGGTGGCCATGTTCGCACTGCCCATCGTGCACTTGAACACGTCACCCCAGTCGAACACCACATCGGACTTCGAGAACTTGGCCTGATGGATGATCGCCTTGTCCTCGCTTGAAATATGCGCGCGTCCGGCCTTGCCGTCAACCAGTTCGATGGTCACTGTCCGACCTCCTTCAACCATGCTTCAAACGATTCGTCATCCTGCTGCATGAACGCCATGAAAGACGCATTGCATTTGGAACACAATTCGTAGATGTCGGGCGGCACATCATCCGCGATGCGGGTCGCCTTGCCAGCCGAATAGCGGCGCACGGTGAACCATTCCCGCGCCTCAGTGTCACCAACGGCGACATAAGCGGTCTTACCGCACTTGTCGCACACGTACTTCGAGTAACCGTCAGATTTCACTATCCAATCCTTTCAAACGTAAAACAGCCAAGCGAAGGCAACTGCCTCCACGTGCCGCCGAAATCAACGGAAGGGTTGACACCGGTCGTGTTCATCACCACATAGCCGACCGGAAACACGACCCTCCCGGAAGCGCCGCCGCCGACATGCGCGCTGATGACACCATCCACGCTCACGATCGAGGAACCGTCCACCCTCACGCCACCCAACACGTCCGTGGACGCCTTCGGCAGCGTGTAGGCGTTCGCGCCCCGTTCGACCGAAGCGAGCTTCGACCGCTCGTCATCGGTCATCATGCCCGACTTCGCACTGTCGGCCACGCTCTTGGCCGCATCGGCGACGTTCTTCGCGTTCTCGGCGGTCTGATTCGCTTTGCCGATCTGCGCCGCGAAACCGGAAGCCGTCCTGTTCGCCGCATCGGCGACCTGCCTGACGGCATCCAAATCCTCGGAAGCGACCTCCGCGTTGATAGTGCCGCCTGAAATCGACAGGCCACGGCCAGCCGTCAAAGACACGCCACCGCCAGCCGAACCCGAAGACGAAGAGGAAGAACCGGAATAGTTCGCGTTCGCCGACTGCACCGGCAGTCCGACCTCGAACGTCGAAGCCAAAATCCCGGAATCGATTTTCACGATCCGCTTCGTCACCACGGCGGTGACGTTGACACCGGAAGCATGATCCGCCGCAACAATCTTGTCATCCACACGCAGACCGTCTCCGACCTCATCGGACAACGACACTTCGACCGAACCACCGGTCTGCAATTCCTGCAGATGCTTCTTCGTCTCGGATTGCAGCGTGCCCAAATCCGCGTTGGAATAGTCGTATGTGGCGCAGACTTCATCGGCACCAACGAGTGTCTGTGTCTGACTCACCACGCCGGTCGCGTCGGCGAAATAATTGACCACCAGACGGTTCTTGAGCTCCTGCGAGCCAAGGCCGATGAGATGATTCACCGCGCGACGGTTGGTCTCGGCCTTGAAATCCACCAAGTCGGAGTCGATCGTGTTGTCGATGATGCCGACCGGCGTGATGCCAAGCAGGATGTGATTATCCTTGGCTTGGAAGTCGAGGCGTCTGCCGCAGGATGCGAGCAGATTGCGGAATCCTGTGTAGGCGTCCACGTAGCGTGGATTCTGGAACATCCAATTCGACAGAGTGGAAGCATCGGAGGAATCGACGGTGAACACCGAATCCAAACCGATGCGCTTCAAAAGGCTTTTGAGGATGTCAGGCAGCTTGCCGGAGACGGTCAGGTAATCCTGATTCGCGTCCGGCTGCAATATCTTCGCCGCCAACATGCCAGTCCACGATTGGCCGATCCAGGTTGTCGTGGAAGTCCCTCCGGTGACGGACACGCGACGATCGACTATTCGGCCTCCAACATCACTTCCATCGAGCCAAAAATACCAGCCTTGTGAAATGTTCGGAGCGAGTGCGTCATCGATGGTCAGTTCGAAATCGTTTTCGTCCGTGCCGCAAGCCCAATCCAACGTCACCTGCGATACGCTCGCATGTGGCGTCAGCTTGCCGTCGGCGAGGATAACGTCCGCCATGGCACACCTCCAGAAACGTCAAACATGGTCAAATCGATGCCATAATTGCCGGAAACCGTCAACAGCGAATCTCCTGCCGGTATCGGCTCGAAAACATACGAGCCGCTTCCACTGCCGTTGCCGCGAACGCCCTTGTCGAAAACATCCGAAACGTCGCCGTTTTCGGCTGTCAACGTTATCGTCTTCCGCAAGCCGGTGGCCGATAATGACACATGACCGCCTTCCGGCACTGTCACATCAACCGCATAGGTGTTGCCGCCAATCTGGAAAGACGGGTTGACGCAAGGGCCGAAAATGACCGCAGTGAACTCAGCGGCCTTGCCGGTCGGATTATTCACCGTCAAGGCGATTTTCGACGGAGCCAAATCGGTCGGCAAGTCCAGTGGAAGGTCAATCTGCGAGCCGGTGCCTGCCGTCATCGGAAAGAAATGCTGCACCGGCAGCGCGCGACGCCAGACGCCATCGCAAAGGACAATCGTGTAATCGACTTGCGCGTATTCCGGCCATGGCACCAGACCGAGAGAAGAACCGACGACATACGCCCGCTGGAACCATTCGCCATCAACGGTCAACGTGCCTGGCGTAACGGCCTGCACGTCCGAATCGAAAGCCGTCTGAGCCACGTCCAATATTGACGGATCCGTGGTGCGGACGGTCATTTTCGCCGTCGAAGCGTTTCTGCTCACCGATTTGATGCCGCGAGTGGCCAGCGTGTACGTCCATGCGTATCCGCGCATTTCCTGCAAATCGGCGACCCACAGACTGCCGGTGTCGAGGTCGATGACCGTGCCGTCATGAGCAGTGTATTTAAGCTCGCGCATATCTGCGGATCAACCTCCCCAAGTCACGGTCGCTGACCGTCGAATCATCGGACGCGGCGCTGATGATCGCGCCAAGATCGTTGTGCAGGCTGGTTATCGCCGCCACCACGGAAGCGGTATCAACCTGTACGCTGACCTGATTGCCTGTCATCTGATTGGCTGTGGCAAACACTTCGCGTGGGATGGCGCGCCGGTTCAGCGCGTCCATGAAGTCGACGCCGTAATAGCTGGTGGCGAGCGCGTTTTCGACGTATTCGCCGCGTGCGATGCGGCCGTTGTCGAGGTAGACGCTGTCGCTGGTCGCGGTGCCTGGCGCCCATTTCGGGTCGACGTAGCCGTTGAAGGCGTAGCCTCCGTTGGCGTATCGGAATCGGTCGCCGTCGTAGAGGCCGCCGGTGGCTCCTGTCGGAATGTTGCCTGTGGCGTTTTTCGGACGGTATCCGCTGGATGAGTATGTGCCCCCTGATTCGTCGACGTAGGTTCCGTGGATTTGGAAGTATTTGTCGGCGATCTGGTAGTTGCTCAGGTTGGTGAGCACGCTCATGGCGGGTGAGCCGTCTGCGTTGACGATGAATCCTTTGTCGTTGAGTTTCCATCCTTGGGTTTGGAGGAATTTGTTCATCGCATCGGAATTGTCACCTTTGAGGTAGCCTGTCTTGTCGTCGATTTTGGCTCCGTTCGCGATGGCGAGGGCGATCATGTATTGGTCGCTGTCCAGGGTGAGGGTGCCGGTTTTGGGGTCGATTTTGGCGTTTGTGGCTTGGGCGATTTTCTTCATCAGGTCGGTGTTGTCTCCGCTGATGGTGACGTGTTTGCCGTCCGGTGTTTCTTCGGCGGCGAGTTTGACCTGTTCGAATTTGGCGACGGCGTCGCCGGTGACTGTGACTTCGATGGTTTTCGAGTCGGGGGTGTTCTGCAGGCTGTTGACGAGTTCGTCGACCGCGTCGCGTGTGAGTCCGTAGGCTTGTGCGGCGGCTTCTGCTTCCTCCGGTGTTTTGCCGAGGGATTGCATGAGTTGGGTGAACGCGTCGTGTGCCTTGTCGATGTTCGGGTAGATGTCGTTGAGGCTGTCTCCGTTCTGCGCTTGGGCTTTGGCGCATTTGAGCGCCGCGTCGGCGATGTCGTTCAGGGCGCTTTGGTTCTCGCGTCCGGCTTCCGTGTTCAGGTCGAGGGTTTTGACGTTCTGACTGATGGTGTCGTTCGCCGAGGAGATCTTGTTGGCGAGGTCGATTTGCGCGTCGGACGAGCTGATGGCGAACCCGTAGTAGGTCTGCATCGCGTCGATGACTTCGGACAGCGCGCTGGCGGTGTCGCTGACGGCGTCCGTAGTGGCACCGAACGCTTCGGCGAGGATGTCGTCGGCGCTGGCCGCTTCCTGCGCGTTGTCGGCGGATTGGCTGGCCGCGTCTGCTCCCGACAGGAGCGCTCCTGTCTTGTCGATGCTTGCCTGGGTGGATTCTTTTTCGGCCTGCGCGAGGTTGGCCGCCGAGATTTGGCTTTCCTTGTAGCCGTTTTGGAGCTCAGTGAGGCTGTTGGCCACAACCCTGTACTCGTTGCCGGTAAACAGGCCGCCCTGGTTTGCGAGCTGGGTGCGGTAGGCGTCAAGCTCCTTGTAGACTTCGTTGACGGCGGTCTTCTCGCCTTGGATGGCTTTGATATACGTGCTGTGTTTGATGCCGACCTTGTCGATGGCCTGCCACACGTTGTCGTAGCCGGTGATGAGACGACCGAGCCAGTTGTCGGTGACCCTCGCGCCGGACGAGTCGGACAGCGCCTTCTCGTAGTGTTGCGCGGCGGAGGCCCCCTCCTGCAGGGCGTTCGACAGTTGCGTGGACCGCTCCTGGGCTTTCTGCTGTTCGGAGATGAACGCTCCGAGGACCGTCGTTGCCACAGTGATCGCGACGCCCCACGGGCCGCCGAGCAGGTCGATGACGCTGCTGCCTACAGCCTTGAACCCAGCGGTCTTCAACTCCGCCTTGGACACGGACGTGCCGAACGCCTCCATCTGTTCGGAAGCGCTCATCGAGGACGCCTTGAACATCTGGAATGCGGTCTGCGCGGAAGCCAGCGCGGTTTTGACTCGTTGGATCGGGTCTATCGCAAGCCCGATGTTGTTGGCCATGGTGCTGGTGCTGCCGTTGAGATTGCCTGCGGCCTTATGCACCGCACCAAGCACGCCGGCCAGAGACGCCATGACCACGATGGTCTGCTGCACTCCGGACGGCAGACCGGCGAACGCATGCACAAGAGTATTCAACCCTTGGACCATCTTGCGTAACGGCCCTTGAGCGCCCTCGCCGACGGAAATCATCAAGGATTCCATCGAACCGCCCAGAGTCTCCAGATCTCCCTTGAGATTGTTGTTCTTCGCGGCCGCCTGCTCGGCGGCGTACCCGCTTTCGGACACGGCCTTCGTCCACTTGTTGACATCGGACTCGCCGGCCTCGTACAGGTAGTTCGCGGCCTTGATCGCGTAGCTGCCGAAGATGGTCGCGTTCGCCTGGTTGCGCTGCTCGTCGGTCAGGTTCTTTTCGGCCTTCTGCAATTGGCCGGCGAAATTCGCCATGCCGACGAAATGGCCTTGAGCATCATAGGCGCTGATACCCAATTCCTTCATCGTGTTGGACGCTTTGGTGGACGGCGCGGCCAGTTTCATCAGCATACTGTTCAGCTGTGTGCCGGCCTCGGCACCAATGGTGCCGTTCTGCGCGAACAGGGCCAGTACGCCGGTGGTCTCCTGAATGTTCATGCCGAAACTGTTCGCCTGCGCGCCGCAATTGTTCAACGCCTCGCCGAAATCGGAGACATTGCCGACGGCCTTGCCTGCGCCAGCCGCCAAAGTATCGGCCACCTGGGAAGCCTGAGACCCCTTCAGATGGAACATGCTCAACGCGTTGGCCATGTATTCGGAGGCATCCCCCACGGCCATTCCATCGGACGCGGCCAGATTCAAAGCGCCAGACAAGCCGCCGGTGAGAATATCCGTGACGCTCATGCCGGCCTTGCCGAGATCATTGATCGCATCAGCGGAATCCGTAGCGGAATAAACCGTGGAAGCTCCGGCTTCGATGGCGGCGGCACGCAGCTGGTCCAATTGTGCGCCGGTCGCGCCGGTGTTCGCCTGCACGGTGCTCATCTGCTGGTCGAAGTCCGCGGCCATCTTCACCGCAGCCACGCCGAAAGCGGCCACGGCCAATCCTGCGGCGGTCATACCACTGGCGATAAGCGCGGACTTGCGACCGGTGTTCTCCATACCGGACGCGACCGTCTTCGCAGTGCTTCCGGCACGGGTCATCGCCGCCTCATATGAGGCTGTGTCCGCCATCAACCGGATGACGATGTTCTTGTTCTCCGCCAAAGCATCCTCCAAAAATCAGGTCAAATGCGCCACCAAAGCGTTCGCCGCCGGATTGTCCCTGCCATTCGCGTCAATCCACCTTTTCATGGCCTGCTGCATGTGCGCGGTGGCCCAGCAGACGCTGGTTTCGGCATGCAGGGTGAGTTCGGCCTTCGGGTCTTGGCAGATCGAACGAGGCAAACCGCACATCGGGCACAATGACCGTTCGTATTCCGCCAACGAGCGCATCCAATTACGCTCCGTCTCATCCCATTCGACCTCATCGCCCCTGCTCGGACGCCAGCCCATGAAACGCTTATAAGAGATGCCGAGCTGGCGGCAGATGCGCAGATCCTCGACTAATTGTGGAGAACCTTCGAGGCGAGGTCGAATGCCGCTTTTGGGTCCGCTGCGGTGCCGTTCAGTTCGGCGATGGCCCGCCATAGCGGCGTGAACTGGCCATCGGTGAGTTCGTCGAACAGATTCCGCCACGCCTGTTCGGTCTTGTCCTCGTCGGCCACCGGCTTGCCGCCGATGGTCGCGGAGTCAAGCATGAGAGGCAATGCCGCGGCGGCGGTGCCGAACATGTCGTTCGTGCCGTTCTTATTGCGGTGCGCGGCCAGTGCCTGCGCCCACTTGCTGACCGGCAACGCCCGCAACGTGAGCTTCAATGTCTCCGCATCCGCCTGTTCGCGGAGCTGTTCTATGCGTTTGGCGGTGGCCTTAGCTTGCCGGTTAGTCCCAACCTCCGTGACCTGTTCGCGCGTGGTCTCCTCGGCCAACGCATCACCCAATCTGGCGATGTCCTCGGCGGTCTGCTGGTTGAGGATAATATCGACCTCACGCGTGCGCCTGGTGACTTTAAGCATATGTGTTCCTTCGCTCTAATATTCATGTCCCTTTGCCGGAAAAGAGAAAAAAATAGGGTCCCGCACCGGCGAAAGGGATGAAAGTCCGGTGCGGGAAGAATCAATCAGGCGACCTTCACGTTCTCCGCCCAGCCGGGAGCGCGGACGGAGAAATTGACCTTGCTGCGCAGCACGCTGTTCGCGGCGATCGCCATCTTGGCGCTCATGCCGATGCGGACCGCGTACACGTTCACAGTGTCGCCGGCGACAAAAGTCTGATCCGTCTGCTTGCCGTAGCGTCGCACGAAATATCCCTCCGCGCCCTCGATCAAAGTCTCCATTGCCGCGTTCTGCGTGGAATGCGACGTGTTGTTGTTGTCGATGACCTCGATGCTCGGGCCACTGATCTTCTTACGTCCGGGATTCTCGTAATCCTGCGCGCTGTTCTCGCGCTGGTCGGAGATGGAATCCTGCGACGGCGAGCACGACCAGCCGCCCAAAGTGACGTAGTTGCTCAGGTCGGTTCCGGCGTTGATCTCTGCAGCGGTCGGCTTCTGGATGTTTTTGATGGACGGCACCCAGATCGTGTTGACCAGGCCGTCCGCCGGTGTGGAAGGAACTTCAGTCCCCAGAGTCAAAACCATGACTCCTCCTTAGATATTTGGGGTCACATGCGTGACCAGTTGAATTTGAAAGTCAATAGGCGCACCTGATAGAGCAGGCTCGTGTCCTCTGCGGTGAGTCCTGCGGCATAGGCTCCGCTATCGGAGGAAAGGGTCAGGCAGCCGGTGTCGAAGCCCTGCGCGACGAACCGTTTTCCAGCCAAGGCTGGAATCATGAGGTCATCGGCCAGCACGTTGACGGAATCGGCCGTGGTGCTCACGATGCGCACCAGCAAAGTGCCGATGCCGCAATGCACATGCTGCGTTTCGCCGACGATATGACCGTTAGTCGTGACCGTCTCAATCACCCACGGCGGCTTGTCGGTCGGCTTCGGAGCGGTCTGCCGGTACACGGCCCAGCCCGTCGCCGGTTTCGGGATATGGTCGAGGATCGTGTCGGTCAACGTCATGATCGAGGTCATTCAGACCACCTCCACGGCCGCTTTGGCGACGTGTTCGGCGAGACGCGGCAACTCGTCCTCGCCATGCTCGTAGAATTCGTGCGTTCCACCGCCTTTTGCGGTGCCGAAGAAGGCGATGTTGGCGAGACTGCCGGCGCCGCCCTTCGACGGGCCGATCTCGGCCGTGATGCGTCCGGGCGTCGCCTTCACCTCGTAGGTGATGGGTATGCGCCGGAACGCCTTGTTGCCGGAGCCGGAGAGGTCTTCGCGAATCGAGTTCTTGACGTTCTGCGCGCCCTTCTTCACCGAAGCGGAGATCAAGGCGCGGCGAGCCACGCCCTTGGCGAGCAGCGCATCGCCGAAGGCCGTCAACTGCGAAGCGTCGAACAGTCCGCTCATGCGTCCTCCTTCACGTTCCAACGGCAGGCTGTGGCGTGCGTCTTCTCGCTTTGAGGTGAGACGAGCCTGAGCCGCCTGCCGGCGAGCAGCGGATTGGCGGATTCTGTGACTTCCACCACGTCACCGGTGCGAAGGCCTGGAGTGCCATATGGAAAATGCACGTACAAAGACCAGACCAACGAGACGGCGCCCATGGCTTGGGCCGCGTTGCCTTCGGTCTGCTCGCTGGCGAGGCCGCCGCTGGTCTGCACCTTGCAGCTGCCTTCGTACACCTGTTCCTTGCCGGTGTTCGGCAGTCCAGTGTCCGGATCCGTTGTGGCGTCTCCGGGGCGGGTGACGACGCACTGGTCGGTCATGAGGCTTTCGGCCATCTGGCGTAGTTTCGGAAGGGCTCCGATGAGAGGTGCCATGCTTGGCATGTCAACCTCCTCAGTAGTCGTAGGGGTAGTGCGGCAGCGGGATGGCCACGGGTTCCGGAGCGATGACCGCCGTGGCGAGATCGCTGCTGACACGTTTCAGCAGCATGTCCCATTCCTCGTCGAGGATGGAGATCTCGCCGCGACTGCGCGAGCTGTCGATGCTGGTCTGCATGTTACCGTCGTCGATCTGCAGCATGGTGCTGCTCACGCCCTCAGGGTTGAGCGCCTTGCGTGCGACGGCGGCGGATTCCACCTCGATGACGGTCTCCTGATATCTCTCGTCCCTGCACCATTCGTCCAGCACTGGGATGCGGTTGCGGATCATCATTTCGGCGCGGCGGAGCCATTTCCCGATCTGCTTGCCTTCGGTGCTGTCGAAGGCGATGTCGCGGCCGAGTTCGACCGCGACATCGTCGATTTGCGCCCATGTCATGGGATCACTTCGCGATGATACCGGCGTTGCGCAGGCTGGTCAGCAAAGCGTTGATGGTGGCCATCTCCTGACCTGTGGTGGCGTCCCTCACCGCAGCAGCCTGCTTGGCGGGCATGCCGGACAGCACCGTATCGAGCGGCTTAGCTGCGCCGCCCGGCTGCGGCACATACACCGCGCTTGCCGGGATCATGCCCTCGTGACGTCCGTTCGTGGTCTCCTTCATCATTCACCATCCTTCGCACTGGTCTTCTTCTTCGGCTTCGCGGCGTCGGCGACCTTGCTCGGTTCGTCGGCCTGCACCTCGGCTACCGTGTAGCCGTGACGCTGGAAATAGTCGGACGGATCCACGTCGGTCTCACCGACGCCACCGACGAAGGTCACGCCGGCGGTGACGCCGTTGTACTCATTATTCGGAGCTTCGATTCGCCACATCATGATCACCTGACCTTGATCTTACGGAGCACGGCCGCGGCCTTGGTGGCCTTCAATGCGACGCCGACTGGACCGAGCTCGACCTCGCCGCGATGCACTGCGCCCGGTTGGGTGAAGTCAGGCAGCCAGGTCTTCACGAGGGTGCCGTCGGTGGTGGTGATGCCGCAGAAGCCGTCCAGGCCAACGCGGTACGCGTACAGGCTGGTGGTGCCGTCTTCGGCGATGGGGATGATCGGATCGTTGCTGCCGGCCTTCTCGCCGGCGTCGGCGAAGAGGATGCCGCCATAGGATTCGCGGCTGATCGGACGGCCGTTCGCGTTGGCGAGACCATCGATCGGCTCGCGCACGTACATGCTGGTGCGGCGCACCATGGCACGGACGCGGGCAAGAGCCTTCTTGTTGCCGACCACGATGGTCGGCGTGCCGTCAAGCAGGTCAAGGAACTCGTCGAGCGTGTCGATGGCCTTGTTGCCCTTCTCTCCTTCGAGGTCGGTCCAGTCGTAGGTGCCGGAGGTGGGCTTCATCTCGGTGCTTGAGCCAGTGAGCGCCTTGTCCAGGCCGTCGAAGGCCTTATCGTTCACGCCAACGTCGCCGTTGATCACGGTATCCTGGAACAGGGTTATCGCGGCCTTCACCTTGTCATTGATGTTGCGTGTCACCTCGTCGGATCCCTTCGGACCGATGTTCGCGAGGATTCGGTCGATTTCGAAGGCGCCGCCGAGCACGGCGAGTGTGGTGCTGTACTTCTTGGTCGTGGTGGTGCTCGGCGAGTATTCCGTGTTGATGGCGCGGAATTCGGCGGTGGGCTGGGTCTCCTGTCGACGGTAGGAGTAGTCGAGCGTCGCGCCGCCTCCTGCGGGGTTCACGGCATCATCGAAGATGAGGGAATCGAGGATGACGCTGGACTTTCGAAATTCGTCGATGACGAAAGGGTCGTAGTCTTCGAGGGCGTTGTTCTTCGCCTCTGCGAGAGTGACAGCCATAAGGTTGTCTCCTTCCTTAAGAATCGGTTACTTGTAATATGCGGAAATGGCTTCGGAGAGACTGTGCGGCTTCGGGTCGCCGCCCTTGCCCTGACTCGGGTCGGGCTTGACGTTCGGCTTGTTCTGCACGCTGACGAGCTTCAGCAGGCTGTCCGCGTCGGATTCCAGCTCTTCGCGAGTGGATCCCTGCAGTCGTTCCGCCAATGCCTTCGGCAATTGCTTGTCGACGGCGACCTCGTATCGCAGTGCCTTCGCGGCATTGCCGGTGTTGGACTTCTCCAGGCTGGCGATCCTCTCGCTGGCCTTTTCCGCGGCGGTCTTGTCGCGATCCTCGAACTCTTTGATTCTGGCGTTCGCGGCGGCGAGCTGTTCGCGCAGCGACTTGTTGGCCCGGCGCTCGTTCTTGAGCGCTGTCATGCCGTGTTCGCCGAGCTTCTCGTCGCCTTCGCCGCCGGTATTCGCCTGTGGGTCGGATTGCGGCGGCTCCGGCTGCGGCGGCTCCGGCTGCGGCGGCTCTCCGCCGCCCGGTTCGGCACCGGTATCGATGGTGCGGATGCGGATGAGATTCCACCATTTCCTATGCATTGTGTTTTCTCCTTGTGGTTTCCTTGGCCGTCACATCGCGTGCCGGCGCCGACACCATCGCGATGCCGGTGAAAAATTCGATTTTGGCTAGAGGATCCAGCCGTACTTGTAGAGCATGTCCAAGGCCTTCGCATGATCGTCGCCGCAGCGTGCGTAGATGGTCTCGGGCATGAGACGCGGCCTGTCGACCTTTGTGTACCGGCCGCCGTTTTTGATGAATTCCTTGGCGTATCCGGAGTTGATCATGCGTGATGCGGCGAGTCCGTGGCGCGTGGTGCCCTCGGTCGTGTACTTGATGTTCAGCCCGTCGATCTGGGCGGTGCGGATGCCGCGTTGGGCGTTAACCAGCTGGTTGAGGTCGGCTCCGTCCGCGTAGGCTCGGGCGTTGGCCCTTCCGCCAAGGACTTTGGCGAGCTGGCCTTCGTTCAGTGAATCAAGGTATTCGCTCGGACTGGTGCATGCGTTTGCCGGCGCTTTCGGGCCGGTGTAGACGGCGATGCAGTCGCAGCGCGGATGCCTTTCGAAAGGCATCTTGCCGCATGGCTGTCCGGCGAGGATGACGCATCTTCCGCAGCTCGGCGGTGTCAGGCCGCGCACGTAGGTGGATTGGTAGCAGATGCCGCGAGCAGTCATGCTTGTGGCCGACCGGTGAGTGTCCGCCAGCATGGTGCGCGTCCTGAGCACCAAGGTCACGCCTATGCGGTCCATGGCCACGTCCACCGGAGCGCCGTTGGACACGGCCCGCTTGCCGATGGTAATCGCCGTCCACATCGCGTCCACGGTATCCATGCCGTTGCCGTTCACACCGACCCACTGCCATGGGTCCGGCCTGTATTCCGGGTGTGCTGCGTCCACGTCGAAGCGTTCCATGATTTTCGGCGTCGATGCGATCGCGTCGGCGGCGGTGTGGTATTGCGCCGTATCCAATACGCGGAAAAGTTCAGGCATCATGTCTGCGAAGGCGGTGTCGAAGTCTGGTTGCGCGTGCTTATGCCACAGTCTGAGCACCGTCGCGGCCAGCCGGTTGCCTCGACTGCGCAGCAGACGGTTCTGCGCCGTCGCCTCCTGTGGAAGCGTCTGCCCCGCCATCGTCGCCGCCATAGTCCACGTCCTTCATGAATTGGCCATAGGATTCGCTGATCTGCTTGGCGAAGTACTCGCGCTCCTTGTCCTTGCGGGCCTCGCTCCAGCCAAGCTCGTCCCATGCCCCCTCGCGGGAAAGGATGCCGGACGCCATGAGCTTCGTGATCGCATCCGCACGCTGCGCGTAGGTAGGTGTGTTCGGATCCTCCCAGTCGCAGCGCACCAGGTTCGCGTTAATGTCGTCGCTGGTGGCGAGCTTGTGCGCCACGGCCATGACCTGCGACCACGCATCGCCGTCAACGGCGTTCTTCAGCTCGACGTTCTTCACCAGTCTCAGCTCGTCGGCGCGGATGGCTCCCTCGGCTGCTGGATTGGCTGTGTTCATTCCGAAATAACGCATCGGAAGACCGGTGATGGCGCTCATCTGCTCGCTCAGCAGGTCGATGACCGTCTTGAAGTTCGACAGGTCGGATGCCGTGAACTGGCCGAATTTCGCGTTCGCGTTCTTGGAGGTGAGCATCGAGTTGAAATAGGTCTTTATCGCCGATGCCGGCTGTCCGGTCTTCGCGTCGATAAAGTCGTTGTGCGTGACGCCGATCGCCCATTTGCCTGGCACCGCGTGAGTTTCCATGGCGATCTGCAGGTCGAGGATGGCGCGTGCGGCCATGTCTGTCGGCCGCACCACGTCGGCCATCTCGCTCTCGCCAAGGAAGTCGCCGGCGCGCGGACGGTTGAGGAACTGCACAACAGGTACGACGCCGAGGTGGTGGTCGTCGCGGCCGGTCATGACCCACTTGCCGTGCTGTTTCTCCAGCCAGAGCGTGTATTCGGGCGTGTACAGCGTCGCGTAGTCCGGCGTCCCGTTCTCCCAAGGGTCGAAATAGACGCGGAGCGCTGATTCGACGGTTCTCGTACGCGGGTCGATGCGCGCGATCATGTTCCTGGATGATTCGACGGTGATCAGTGGATGCCGTCTGTCCTTCGGATTCGCGCCGACGCATACGAAGCCGTGGCCCTGCACGCGTGTCTCTGTGTGCAAAAGCACCTGCTGCGATTCCATGTTGTTGTATTCCCAAAGCTCGCGCAGCTCGTTTGACACCATGTCGTCATCCGGTATGGAGAAGGATTTGACCTGCTGGCGCTGCACGACGCTATCGACCACGATGCGCGGCCAATTCAGCGGAAAAACGAACGAACGGAGTTCGACCGGCACGGCGATGCCGATGCTCTGGATGACCTGTTGTCCGCGATAATAATCATCCCACTGCCTATGAGGCTTGCGCAGTCGTGCAAGCCTGTAGGTGAGGCTCCTGATGAGCTTCGCGTCATCGTCGGAAAGCCTCGATGCCTGTATCAGCTCCACAACAGCCTCCTTACCAGCCGTACACCATGACCGGCGAGCCTCCTGCGCTCCAGCCGAGCGCCCTCATATCGGACGCCGCCTCGTGCGCGAGGATGTCGGCCATGGTTATATCGATCTTCTGATTCTCGCTCGGCTTGCCGAGCACGTACTTGTCGCCTGGCTTGGCGATCCGTCGCGCCGCCATCATGTGCAGTTTCGCCACCGGGTCGTCGCTGTGGGTCGTGGTGCCGTCCGTCGTGTCCGTCATGAAACGGGTGAGCGCATCGTACATGCGGCCGGTACGGTTCGTTGGCCACTGCACCACCACATCCTCGCCGAAACGAACACTCCAATCATCGATAAGCGACTCCCACAAATGAGGGTCGCAGTAGAATCGCTTGACCTTGAAATGATTGAACAGGTCGGAAACGGCGGCATCGACCTCGCTGCGTGGGATACGTCCCTCCCATTCGACCGGATTCCAATACGTCGGCCGCCTGTCCACGCCGTAGACGGGTGTGAACCGGTAGCCGCCCACGGTCTCGGCGCGAATCGCCGACCAGTCGCCGGACTGGGAACCGTCGAAGCCGAGGCATATCTCGGTATCGTCGGCCGGATACGGGCGCTCGTCGATGCCGTCATCGTAGAGGGCTTCGGGCATGTAGGAGCCGAGGCCCTGCACGAGCTCGCAGCCGAAGAAACGGCGCGCCTGCGCCGGGTCACGCGGCAACAGCTCCTCGCATGTCGCCTCAATCGCGTCCAGGTTCACCCACGGCGAACCCCTGTACACGAATTCGAGAATCTTCCGCCGATCATCCTTGTCGGTGAAATCGAGTTTCGGATCATGCCGGGGGAAGAACTTCATGATGTCCGTCGCCGGCGACTCGTAGGTTGCCTGCCCGAAGCTCGCGTCCATGGGGTCCCACGGGTTCGTGAGCTCCAGCATGCGTCCGTCCATGCCGGTGACGCCACGGAGCACGGTGTCGGCGACCTCGAACATGCCGGAGCGCTTCGTGTACACGCCGGACTCGTCGCACAGGGCGAAGTTCACGGGATTGCCCAGCTTCGAACGGGCGGAGGCGGTCACGGGGTCGATGCGCCCGCCGTTGGGCAGGCGGATGAAGCCCTCGCGCACCTTCATCAGGTCGTCCAGATGGCCGTTGCGCACCATGGTCTGCAAAGGCCGGTACACGTTCGCGGTCTGCTCCTCACTGTTGGCGAGCAGCTGCACCAACGCGGTGCGCCTGGGCATGCCCATCGGATCTCCCGGACGGTACTCGTAGGAGAAGCCGCACCCACACCCCCAGTCCTCGCAGCGGAACTCCTCGCCGCCTTCGGCCCAGCCGCAAAACACGCAGGGGCCCACGGCCTCGAAACAGGCCACGGCAGCGCCGAACGGCGACTTACCAAGCTTCTGGCCGCCGACGATCTGGCCGCGACGCCATTGGAACGCGCCGCCCTGCAACGGGCGCGACGCATTGAACCGCGTACCGGCCTTGACGGTGTAGAAGTCCACCGCGTTCGCCAACTGCCAGCCCACGAGGCTGAACGGCTTGTTGAGGTCATAGCCGGAAGGCACCACGCAGTGGGCGCGAGTCCATGCGGCCATCAGGAAGCCCAGCGAGGCTGGAGGCTGCCTACGTTCCGCCATACGACACCTCGCTTATTCCTGCATCGACTGCCATTCGTCGCGCGGATCAGGGAAATCGACTATCTTCGCGCTCTTCCTATGCGGCTGGGGTTTCTCGTCGGCCACGATGCGCCAACCGTTCAGCCGCAGCCCCTGAGGGGTGAGCCCGATGGAATCCGCGTAGCGGCACAGGGTCGTCCGGTCGGCGGCCTTCGCGTCGGAAGACTCGCACAGCACGTACTGGCGGACGTAGAGGGCCACCATGTGCTGCAGGTACTTGTACTGCGGGCGGCTCCACGCATACCCCTGCGGGTAGCGCCACAATTCGTTCCACACGTCACGCTCGCGCTCGTTCCACTGCGCCGAAGCCGCGTCGTCGGGCTCGCGATGGAAGCCGTCGTCGTCCTTGAACGTGAACCAGACGACGTACCGCGGCAGCGGGAACTTCGGGTGAGGCCGCCTGTAGCCGTTCGCGGGCAGAGCGAACAGGCCGGCGGCGCGCTGCTGGAACGCCTCGGACGAAGGGTCGGGCATCCTGCCCGCCTTCGCGCGGGCCCCACCGCTGGGCATGGCCAATCACCTCTTCCTTCGACGTGTAGGCAGCGGCGTCACGCCCATATTTCTCACTACGTCCCGCTCGTTCGGCTCCTGTTGGAGCGTAAACAGACGGTCGCGGGCCGCCCTCATCTGTCCTGTTCCGCGTAGTATCTACGATTCGCCGCCTCCCAAACCTCTTGGCTGCGGTTCGGGGAGGGTCGGTCCTTGTCTCGGGCCAATCTCTGTCTGAAATGTTTGAAACGCAAAAACTTGCGAGTCCCCTCACCGGCGGTCTCGGCGGGGTTCGGCGGGGTTCCATCCCCACCCCGTCGCCGTTAGTTTTCCGGCGGGGGTGTTGGTTCCTGTTTGTTCCAGTGTTCGCGCATGCGGTTGCTGTTGGCTGCTCCCGCTTTGCGGTTGCAGCTCGCGTGTTCGGGTCCGTTGTATCCGTCGCGCCGGTCGTTATGCCCGAGGTCCCATGCTTGGCCGCGGGTAACGGGCAGGTGGCAGCGGGGGCAGAGTGGCGCGGCCCCGTTGTCGATGGCCGCTTGCCATCGGGCGCGGAGCCGCTTGTGTGGGGCGCCATACCCCCGTTGGGTGGCGGTGCCCCTCTCCCTCTCGTGGGCCCTGCCGTGTTCGGCGCAGTAGCGTTTGCCTGCGGGTATGAGCTGTGGGCAGTGGGTGTATGAGCATCTGCGTAGTGCCATTTGTTGTTTGCCTGGTCCTGCGTGTCGTGTATCCCCGGCTTGCATATCTATAGTAGTTGTGTTACTGTAGATATATCAGCAGAAAGGAGGTCCGATGAATCCAAAGGATTGGTTTGATGTCATCAACGGCATCATCGCCAACGTCATCGCCGCAGCCGCGCTAGCCATCGCAGTCAAGCGAAGACCGAAGCACAAGAAGTAAAAAAGGTTCCGGCTAGACCTATTAGCCGGAACCTCCCGCCAATCCTATCCCATCGGAGAACGCATCATGAGAACATCACTGATCTTCGGAATCGTCGCCGTGGTATTCGGTGCCGTGGCCTTGGTCGGCGCACTGTCCAGCAGCCCGATAGTATCGGGCGGCTTCGGTCTCGCGGCCGGAATCATGGGTCTCGCGGCCGGAATCATCAACGGCAAGGACGGCGACAATGGCGACTGAATATCTCGGCGTCAAACAGGTCGCAGAACGCCTTGGCATCACCAGTGGCGGCTTGCTCAACCTCAAGCTCCCTGAGCCCGACGCCACGATAGGGCGCACGCGCGGCTGGTTGCCTGAGACCATCGATGAATGGAACGCTCAACGTCCGGGACGTGGTGTCGGAGGGGGGAGACCACGCAAAAACAAAGCATAGATACGCGAAAACCCAGCCACATGAGCTGGGTTTTTCGAAACTAATCCACTGACATTATGCGGTCACAGTCAGCTCTTTGTCAAGTCCGCCACTGATGACGAGCCGGTAGACGCTGCTGTATGAAATGCCTTGGGGCGTGACATCAAGCTTGCCTCGGGATTTCCACACGGTGAGCGTATGCCTTTTGACGGTGATTCCCGCGTCCGTGAACACCTTGGCTATCTCAGCCGCAGACCCGCGCCTGGAATCATCCCAACACAACGTCTTGAGCCTACGCAGTTTAACCGTCTGCGCTCGCTGTTCCCTCCCGCAGACCGGGCATGTCACCCACTGGTCTGCTGCCCCAGCGGTGAGCATGGTCTCGCATAGTTCGCAGGTTCCTATCTCGCGGCGTTGCTCCGGCGGGTCCAGCGCAGCATCGACTTTGCGTGCGATGCCGTCAACGACGTGCATGTAGAAGCCCGCGTCCGCGAACGTGGCGAGCCTGGGGTGGCCTGCGCATGCGATGAGCGTGGCCTTCAGATCCTCGTTGCGTTTGTCTTTGCGCCAGTCCAAGGCGTCGATGCCGTCGAGGCAACGCCATAGTTCACGGGCCGTGGCGTCGAGCATGTCCAGCAGGTCGAGCACGTCAAGCCTGATAGGAGTCGGGGGAGTGGCCGTCTGGATTCGCACGGGCGAATGCCCGCCCGGATGCAGGGTCGCGTCCAACGAGTCGTGCAACGGCGTGACGTCGCGCGCCAGTCGCAGGAGCGTGCCGGCGAAGCGCAGCTCGCACGCCGTGCACAGCGCGTACCCGTTTTCGATTATGGTGTTGCAGTTCTGGCAGTTCACGAAATCCCTCCACATCGGCTAAACTGGTTGCTTGCTGACATGCCCTCCGCCTCGTGTGGAGGGTTTCGTTTTTTTATCTGGTATTTCAGTTCATTCCTCGAACAGCGGCGGTTCAATGAACTCGACCTTGCATGGCGGTTTCGGCCGACCGTCACCCTCGCGGATGATCGCGCGCACCTCCTCCAACGGCAGGCCCAATTGACGGGCCGTATCCGTCGCGCCGTAGCCGCGCCCATGCCATGCGAGCACCTTGTCGCGTATCGCCTAACTCGTCACTTCGCAACACCTCCCGCATGCGGATCAATCAAATCGCATGACATGGCATCGACGCGCTCGCCGGTTCGAGCCTCGATGCACAGGCGGCGAACATCGCCCGTAGTCTCCACCTGCTGCACGATACGCTGGCTGGGACCGGTGTCCATCGCGGCGTACGCGGCCAGGCCGATGGCGGATACGATGGCGAGCGCCAGTATCGCGATGATGATGGTGAACAGGAGTCCGATGGTGGATTCCACCGACCAGTTTCCGCGCATCCTCGGGTGCCTCCGGCGAGCGCGCTAATGTAAAAACCGGTGGTGGTTAATGTAGTTCTGTGGTGGTTAATGTAGTTTTTTGCATGGTCTTATTTCCTTGAGTACGTTGATGGAGCGGAAGAGTTCGGTGTTGAGTGTTGGGTTTCCGTTGGCGTCCGGTTTGATGACGGTGGCGAGATTGTCGGCGTCGGTGAGTGTCCACCGGCCGTTCTGTGTGAAGCAGGAGAGATAGCCGTCCAGTGTTTGGCCTCTCCTCGTGAGTCCGATGAACCGGTGCAGGTCAAGCTCTCCCGGCGTGGAATGCCGCCAGTCGATGCTTTCGCTCACGTTCATTCCTCCGGCTCCTGTGATTCGTTGTAGAAGTCTTTGGGAGTGATGGTCACGCTGATCTGGCATCCGGCGGCGAGCGCCGCGCTGATGATGTCGGTGAGGTTCGTGTTCTCGTTCATTCTGCTGTTCCTTTTTTCTGGATTGTTGTGATGATTGTGCGCACCCGGTTGCGGTAGATGGCTTTGTTGCCGTCCGGTAGTCTGTTCCAGTCTGAGTCGAGGAGCAGGCCGGAACTGTTGCAGTCCGAGTAGTAGAGCTGTTCGGCGGCGGCTTCCACCTCCAAGCCGGTGGGCTCCCGTTCCGCACCGGTCATGTACGCCTCCTGCAAGTCGTCACTGGTGTAGACCTGGGCCAACGTGTCGTGCACGTCGTCCACCGTGCAGTTGGGGTAGCGGAAGCACGCTTCCTTGCTGATGATGCTCATGATTCCTCCTCGGTTTTCATCGTGTTGACGGCGGCGAGCGCTTTCTTGGCCGCGTGCAGCCATGCTTGTTTTGAGTGCTCGCTGACTGCGTCCCAGTTGGTGATGCCGGGTGTTCCCTCGAAGAATCCTCGGGCGCAGGTCTCGATTTCTTCGTCTGTCGGCTCATTCGAGTTGAGATGGGTTTCTATGCTGATGGCCAGAGTGAGCGCTGCGTCATAGCCTGCCTGATATCCGATGACGAACGATTCGGCCGCCGACTCGTTGCCCAGTCCCGCGTCGGCGAGCGCCGTCAATGCCTGTTGGGTGAGGTCAATCGGTTCGGCCATGATTTGCCTTTCTGTGTTGGCGTTCCTGCCTCCACACTGAGTGGTGCGAGAAGAACATTCCGAGCGTGTTTATCGGATCCCAGAATTCGGTTCGCGGGTCGTAGCGCCACCATTGCCCGCAAATCGGGCAACGGTAGTAGCAGCCGGGCCCGCGTGGAGTACATCTCTGGCTCATACGGTCTCCTTGGGGTTCATGAGGGTGAGGTAGTGCCGGTATTCCGCGATGTCCCTGTCCAGGCAGTCGTGGACCCGGTGCGTGGGCTTGGCCCTGTGCGTGTAGGGGTCTCGGCCAAGCGCCTTGGCCGCGAGCCTCAGCGTGGTCACGTCCAAGGCCCGGTAGGAGAGCAGGTCGTTGACGCGTTCCACGGGTTCGCAGAATCTGAGGATCATGGGCAGGTCGAAGCGTTGGATGTTCGTGCCTGCGGGGTGCAGCGTGTACATGCCGCTCATGTCCTTGATGAATCTCACGGTTTCCAGTGCGATTGCCTCTGGCGAGCAGTGGGCGGGGTCGCTGGTCTCGCATTGGGCGAGCAGCCCGTTGTTCAGATGCAGGTCGAGGGCGGGCAGTTGCGCGGAGAGCATGGTCTCCCGGCTGATGTGGACGACCGCTTCGAGGCGTGCGTGCTCGCGCATCGCGTCCATGCTGGTGCAGCGCAGGCCGATCTCCAGTATCGAACACTTGTTCGTATCCAATCCGGTGGTCTCCACGTCCATCCACAGCAGGGCATCGGGTTTCTCGGGGCTCATAGTTCCTCCCCGTGGTCGGCGAGCGCATCCTGTATGGCCTCGCGGATGATCCGGTGTTCCGCGAGGGTGAAGCCTTGCGGGATGATGATGGTGCGGGTGCCCACCGGGGTGTCTGGCGGGATGAGCATGGTCACGCTGGTGCCGTCCTCGCGGGTGAAGTCCACGTTGTCGATTTCGCCGGTCACGCAGGCCGTGTTGGTGGTGTTGGTCATGGTTGTTCCTTTCGGTTGATGGTGGGATGTTCGGGCATGCCCTCGGGTGGCGGGCAGTGCGTCCATTGGCCGTCGGCGTCGAGCAGCATCCAGCCGCGCCGGCAGCTGTACACGGGCACCGTGCTGGGTGCCGGGTCGTAGCTTCTGAGCAGGTATCCCAACGCCCTGGCCTCGATGGGATGCCGGTGAATCCACCCATGGCATCCGGTCGAGTTGTCCATGCCGCACACGGTGACGATGTTCGACGCCGCGTGTCGTTCGGGGTCTCCGTACGTCTGGCTGCGGCGTTTCCTGTGGTGATGGCTCATGCCGGGCCATTCGCCCGCACGCAGGTACCGGTCGCACACAATGCACCGATGGCGCTCGCGGCCTTCCACGAGCCTGAGGGTCTGGCTGCTGGGCTTGTCGCTCATGATGCTTGGCTTCTTTCGTTGATTTCGTTTACGAGCCGTCGGGCGACGGTCTCCGGCTCCTCGCCGGTTTTGACGTGGGCCCAGAACGTCTGTTCGACGCTGTCCGTCCATGCCCCTGCCGGCACGAGGCTGATGGCGTGCTGTTGGAGCCATTGGCGGGTGATGCCGCCCCATTCGGTGCGGTTGGGTTTGCTGCGCAGGTGGTCGACGTATTGGCCGTTGCGTAGCCATCGGCTCATTTTGGGCGCGTATCGGGGTTGGTCCACGGTTTTGGCGTAGCTGATGACGGCGCCGATGAGGTCTTTGGGCTGGCATGGCGGCAGGCCGTCCAGGCCTTGGGTGGCGGCGTGGAACGCGGTTTCGGCTTCCTTGCGGCTGCCGGTGTGGCTTGGGTAGGCGTTCCACGCCGTGGTGAACGGGTCGGCGAGCATCCGGTCTTCGAGCTGGGCCAGGGGCACCCGGTTCGGTTCTGCTTCGGTTTTCGGCGCGGAGGGGTTAGGGGAGGAAATAGGTATGGTTTGGTTAGGTATGGTAGTGCTTGCGTTTTGCTTCCCTGATGTTGAAGCAGTCTGCTTCGCGTCTGCTTCGTTCTGCTTCACGTTGGTTGAAGCAGTCTGCTTCGTTTCATCGGAAGCGTTCTGCTTCGCCTTTGCTTCGGCTTTCGCTTGTCTTGCAAGGCCTGATGCTTTTCCTCCCGCATGTCCGGCGTTGACTTTCTTGTTGTGAAGTTCGGCCGCTTCCTCCGGGGTCAATGGCTTTTTCTGGTTCTTGAAGCTTCCGAACACGGCCAATCCGCGACGGGTCACGACCGTGTATACGCCCTCGGACACTTCTTCGAAGAGCCCGTTTGCCACGAGTTCGCGCACGAGACGCAACGTTCCGCCCACGTTCTTGACCCTTTTCAGGTCGAAAGTGCCGTCGAACTCATCGGGTCTTGTGTACATCTGGTGGTCGCACCACGTCACCATCGTCACGTACAGGCCGCGCGCGGCCATGCCGCTGTCCTGCACGTTCGGGTCGAACGCGAAGGTGCTGTCGACACTCACCGACATGACACACCTCCCAACCGTGCGATAATCGACGCATGAGCAACGAGGAAAAAACCCGGTACAGCATGTGCGTCTCGATTGATTTCGAACAGCTCACCTATGGCGAGCTGCGTCGTTTCGTGGAATTTACCGCAGATCGCGCGGATGACGAGTTCGTCCCTCTTGACGAGCGCAGCGGAGAGGCCACGGGCTTCATGGATTACATCGACGCCGAACGCATCAATCCCGCCCGTTCGGGCGAATCCGAGGAATAGCAAACGCCTTCCCCTTCCAAGAGCCACGCCGCAAGGCGTGGCTCTTTTGCTTGGCATGGGATTCCACGTCATAATCACTCCGCCTCTTCGTCCTCGGCGGGCAGATATTCGCCTTCGAGCGCCTTGGTCTCCTCATCTGAGATGGGGTATCCGAGGTCTTCGAGCGCCCGATAGTAGGCCTGGGCGATGGTGATGTCGTCCTTGTCTGCCCACGTGCTGTGGTCGATGATGGCTTCCATTTGGGCGCACAGGATGAGCAGGAGCTCACGGTTCGCGGCCCCCTCCACGTTCTGACGGCGATGCAGTTCCGTGAGGTTCTGCTCGCAGTAGAGGTCCACGTCGCCGTCCTCGATGACCGGCAACGGCGAGGTGGTCAGCGCGTTGTAGGCGTCGAGCACCCTCTCGTCGTTGTCCCACCTGCGGCTGGCGATGAGGCCAGAATAGCCGTCGGTGCCGGTCAGGACGAGCAGGCTCAAACGGGTGTTGGCTTTGCGCAGTTGTCCGCCGTTGAACCGGGTGGCGTGCTCCCTGATCCAGACGAGACGCAATTGCGCGGCATCATGCTCGAAGCGTTTCCGCCGGTCCAACCGTTCCTCGGCCAAGGCGTTCTCGCGTTCACGGGCCGCGTCCCTGGCATCGCGTTCGGCGATCTGCGCGGCGCTCATGCGAGGGAACGCATACACCGTGGTGTCGGCGACGCGCACCACGGGCCCGTCCGTCGGATGCTTCACCCGCCACTGCTTCCACCAGTCGGCCAGATCCTCGGGCCGGCCATGGAACGTATCGCAGAACCCGCATCCATCCGGTATCGACCACACGGAACCGGATTCAGGCTCTTCCACCGGCACTTGCAGCTCGAGGAACACGGCACGCACTGCCACACGCCACGCCTCGTCCTTCAACCGGTGACGCAGCTGATTGGCCTTCCACGCCCAATTGTTCGACCCGGCCTGCGAAGCCAGCTCCCTCATCATGTCGGGATGCTCCTCGAACTCCGCCAACTCATCCAACTGGGCCAGAGACAACTGCGCGAACGCCTTCGACCCGGAACGCACATCAGCCGGAATCCGAGCGATCCGCAACCGGCCACGCACGAACGACTCGCTACGACCCGTCTTCGACGCCAACTCACCCACGTTCACGCCCAGGTCAAGCAGACCCTGATACCCGTCAGCCTCCTCCAACGGCGTCAAATCGGAACGCTGGCAATTCTCCACCAGCATCAGCTCGCGTTCGGTCTTCGCATCCAACTCACGCACCACACACGGCACAGACTCCAAACCAGCCAACTTGCACGCCGCCAAACGACGATGACCGATCACCACACGATAACAGCGCTCGCCGTGCTCCTCGTGGTCGGGTGTGACCACGAGCGCCTGCTGCAGGCCCTGTTCCTTGATGCTGTCGGCGAGTTCGGTGACATCGCCCACGTCCCTGCGGGGATTGTTCGGGTTCGGGATGAGGTTCTTTACGTTGATGTCGATGATGCTGATAGCCAACTGATCGGGTCACTGCTCCTTGATAGACGTGCTGAGATTCTGATGTGCGGGCAGGTGCGGCAGACGCTTCCTGCGACGGCGTTGGCGCTCATGCTCCAATTGCTGGCGTCCGTGCTTGCGTTTGCTCATGATTCAGTCCTCCTTGATCTCACCGGTATCCGGATCCACATCCCCACCCGAAGTGGGCAAATCACGCCACGGATCCAACAGACTGCGCTCGATATCCGCCTTCACCACGCGCTCGCGGGCCTCGACCGGATAGTTGATGAGGTCGTTGACCGCGTTGGCGGCGTCGAAGATGTGCTGCGAGAGATCGCAGGCGTCGTACAGGGCGTCGGTGATGGGGTCGATGTTCTTGTATTTCTCGATGTATTCGTCCTTGGTGGCCAGGTCGAGCATCTTGCTGGCCGCGATGCGGAACGCGGCCGCGGCGTCCTTCATGCGTGATGCCTTGGCGGTCAGGGCGAGCAGCATGAGCGGTGTGATTTCGTCGGGAATCAAGGCGTCCTGCACGCCATCGGTCTTTTTCTTTCGTGACATTGAATCTCCTTAGAATTCAGGGTCGGAATCGTTTGACGGGAAATCGGTGGAAGCGCCGAAGCCCGAGCCCGGCGTTGCGGGCATCGTTTGGGCCCACGGGTCGCCTTGCTGCACGCCCGGTTCCACAGGCGACGCGGGAGCCTGCGATTGCGCCGGTGCGGGAGACTGCGGCTGTCTGTTCTGCCAGCCGTTCTGCGCGGGTCCTCGGTTGGGGTCGCCGTACGTGCTGCCGCCCGCGTAGCCGCCTCCGGCCTGCACGCGCGTGACCTGCGCCGTCGCACGGGTCAACGCGGGCCCGATCTCCTCCAACCGCATCTCGGTCACCGTGCGCTGAGAGCCGTCCTGCGCCTGATACGAGCGTTGCTGGAGACGCCCGCTGGCGATGACCCTCATGCCCTTGGCCAGGGTGGCCACGATGTTCGACGCGAGCTTCTGCCTTTGGCTGTCCCATGCGGAGCAGTTCATGAACAGCGTGTCCCCGTCCTCCCACTGGTTCGATTGGCGGTTGAACTGGCGGGTGCTCGATGCGATGGTCAGGTTCGCGACCGTGCTGCCGTTGCCCAGGGTGCGCAGCTCGGGGTCGCGCGCCAGGTTGCCGATGATCGTGAGCATGGTCTCGCCGGCCATCACGCCTCACCGTCCAACGCGCGCAGCAACTCCACCGCCGCGCCTCGCACCTCGTCCGCCAAATCGAACAGCTCCCAGTCGGCGTCGTCCATCACGCCGTCCGCGAGCATGGAAGCGGCGCCGTACGCCTCATGCGCGAGTTCACGTCGCGCATCGGCCAGCTCGGCCTCCACATCGGACGTCTTGGATTGTGCGGGCGGTGCCGGCGGCTGGGCGAAGGCGCGTACCAATATCACGTCGTTGGCCTTCAGCGCTTCGGCGAGCATCGCCTCCAACACTGGCAATGAGGGCTTGTTCGGCCCCGCGTCCAACGCCAGCAGCAGGCTCTCCGCCACATCCGCCGCATTGGATCGCTCCGGTTTTTCCTTGGTCTCACTCAATTCGGTTTTCCTCCTCTGTAATCGGCTTTGGACGCGTATTCCACCAGCGCGCTCACTTTCCTGTTTTGACGGTCCACGTCCACCTGCTCCGCGTAGGGCAGCAGGTAGATGTACGGGTTGGCCGTCTGGCTGTTGCGGTCGCATATCCTGTCCCAGAACTCCTCGATCAGGTCGGCCGGAGGCCATGACATGCCCTCATCGGTGATGGGGCACCACATCTCTATGCGGCCACTGTCTGCTGCTGGAGCCCGTTCTGTTCTCCCCAGGCGATCACCTCCATGACCGGGTAGGCGACGCGGCGGGTATCGCGTTTGCGGTGCTCGCGTTTGCCGCCGAGCTTGACGAATTTCGGGCCTTCGCCCCGGTATCTCCATACGCCGAGCGTGCCCACGGTGGGCGAACCCCCGAAATAGGCGCTCACCTTGTCTGCCTTCCAGTAGGCGACGCCGTCCTGGACGATGTCGGGCGGAATCATGGCGCTCATGGTGGTATCCTTTCTCCTGTAGCTGTTTTGCTTCGCCCACGTTGCCGCGTGGGCTTTTTCTTTCCCCGAAGGGCGTGGACCGTGCCGAATCGAACGGCTTCCCGCTGTTTGCCGCGCGTACATGACACCGCGATCTCCAGCGGGGGCGAACCTGCCGGCCCCGTGCGCCGCACCCGCTGGGGATGGGGTGCGACGCGAATGGTGTTAGCGACTGTCCTTGTCGATTGCCGGGGAAGGAAAGAATAGGAACCCCGGCAAGCCTTTATTCGACTCCCGCCTCGCTCAAAACGAGGCACAGGAGCCGCAATGGCACGAAACCGAATCCCATAAGGGAGGTGATGCCATTGCCGATGGGATGCGCGCAACCGGCGTGAGACATCACCCAGCCGATGCAGCAGGCGAACACCACGGCCCAGAGAATCAACCGGACCGTGAAGCCACGAGACAGTTCGTCGGGCTCGGGCCTCCTGTAGCCGCTCGCGTGCTGTCCGTAATCCTCGGCGTTCATCGTCCGGCCTCCGCATCGAGGATTCGACGGGCCAGGGCCACGAGCTCGCTGTGCGGGCCGCGCCACACCGCGTCCGTGATGCCCATGTCACCCAGACGCAATTCATCGATGCCATGGCTGAGAGCCTGATAGGAAAGGGGACGGTTCCCGTCCTCAGGGTTTGCGATGGTGAGTTTCTCGCTCATTGGTTTTTCCTTTTTTCGTGTTGGATCACCTCCCCCTAAGCTGGATATTGCGTACTACCAGCAATGAGAGGAGGTGAAAAAATGGACAACAGGACCAAGAACTATGTCGAGGTTGACGGCAATGTCCTTCCGGGGTCTCTTCGCGGTGTCATCGAACTGTTCGATGAAATCGTGGAGACGATAAAGGGATTGAAGCCCGGTGAGCGGAAAGTGGTGTACTTCGAGCTCGTTGAGAATAAATCGCTTGATCTGCCGGGAGGCACGATAGCCATCGCTCTGCACTCGGAATCATCCGTATCCGTCGTGGTCAATGATGATGGCTCCGATGAATACAAGAACTTCCAGAAACGCGTTTCTCAGAAGTAGGTTCGCGGACGTTCCGGGCAAACGAGGGTGTTCCATAATGTGCTTCGGCGTAACGGGACACCCTTCTGATTTCCCGGCGATTGTGGAGCTCCACAATCAGCAGGATGAACGAAACCACGAGATTGGTTGATGCGGCTGCGACACTGATGAACACAGTCATCACTTCACCTCGCTTTCGGCGGGCGCCGGAATGGTTGCGGTGCGGATGGGACGATGGGACGCATGATGCGGTAGATTCATCATGAATGCTCCTATGAGAAAGAAGTCGATGATGGTCACATGGTTGTGGAATCTGATACAGGGGGATTTCGCGCAGAACCCGACAGCCTGGATGGACTTGGCGATCACGGTTCTGGGAATCGTGCTCTCCCCGGTGGCGTGGTTCACGTCCAAATGTCTGGAGGGCAAAGCCGCGAAACGTGAGGCCAAGGATGCGCAGGAGAAGTTCGATGCCCAGCTTGAGGTGCTCAAAGGCCAATTGAAGGCCGCGAATGATTCGGCGGATGCGCTTCGCGCGCAGGTCAAGACGGCTGAGGATTCAGCCGATGCGTTGCGTGGACAGCTTGCCGCGCAGCGTACGCAGGCCCGGTTGGCCGAGGAGACCGCCAGTGTCCCGAAGTGGGACATATACCAAGTGCAGAACCTCAAGTATGCCGTCGCGAACGAGAACGCCTTTGATGCCCATGACGTTCGGGTGGTGCTTTCGAGCGGCAAGGAATACGAGCTGGGGAACATATCCAAGGGATCGTCCATCGGGTTCATGTTCATGGAGAAGGCGATTATGTGCGAGGACGGGTATGCCGACATCAGAATCACCTGGTCCCTTCCGGGTGAATCCGGGGAGCGTCATTCGGTGACGAAGCCGTCTCCTCAGTATCTGCACTGAACAAGGCGGCAAGCACATTATCGTCAATTCGCACGATTTTCCGATAGGAAATGATTTGCGGGCCGATTCCCGGGTATGTCTCGATACGCACCGGGTCGTCCGACATGTTCGCCAGAGTGTTTTCCGGTTCGTTGACGAGCGCGGCAAAACGGTGAATCTGATCGTTGTTCATTGAACGTAGTTCCACGACGGAGATGTCATTGCCCATCACTTCACCTCGCTTTCGGCGAGCGCTGGGATGGTGTTCTCGGCAGCGAGCGCGGGATCGGTGTTGTCGGCGTTGAGCGCGTTGGCGAGTGTTTCGAGTGGGTCGCCGCCTGAGAGTTGTTGTGCGGCGATGAAGGCTGCAAGGCTGATGTCGTCGCCGTCGAGCCATTTGGCGACGGTCATGCGGTTGCGGCCGCAGGCCTCGGCGATGCTGGTCATTTTGGTTTTGGACAGGAGCACGCGGGTGCGGGTGTCGTGCACGGCACGTTTCGTGGCTTCAACTGCTGGTAGATTAGGCATGTGCTTGTTCCTTTAGCTGATTGGGGGTCATGGTGAATCCGGCGGAATACCTGTTGAAGTTCTTCAAGGTCGAACCGCGAATCGAGGGCTTCGATGATTCAGCTTGTTCGGCGTTTGACGCAATGGCGCGGACGGAACGTCTTGTCGCGGGTCTCAAAGCGTCTGGTGTGCGGCGATTGGACACCGTGGAGCAGCAGCTTCCCGCTATCTGGGAAAGTCTTTGGAAGTCATTCGCGGATGCGTATAGTGATGGTTCTCTCCGGTACTTCAGCACGCATCCGAAACATGATGAGACATTGTCTCCGGCGTCGATTCTGAGCTTGCAGACGATTGCAGATCGCTCGTTCTCCATGCGATACGAGTTGAACGACGACCGGGCGAAGAACCTCACTGCCTTCCTGAACGAGCTCGTCGAGCTCATCAAATCGGATGATTCCCTACCACCGGCGTTGAAAGCGCACATCATGAAACTGGTCGACGAAGTGCGCAGGAACATCGACAACTTCGAGGCCGGTATCGACTTCGACATCAACGATTCGCTCCAACGACTGTTCGGCTCCATGTACATGGCCGAATCGGCCACACAGGAGAAATCGAAGTGGCAGACAATCAAGGACAAGTATCTGGGGAACATGCTTGCGGATTTCATCGTCCAGCTCCCTGCCCTCGGTCTCGCCGTATCTCAGACTCTGCAAGCGATCGGTAGTTGACCTCAGCAATCAGGTTGTTGACCGTTGTCATCTCGTACTTGTCAATCGCATCGGCGGTCAGATTCCTCTCGCTTAGCAGGCGACGCATATCGGAGCAGAACCCCATCACGAGATTCATGTACAAGTGCAGTTCCTTGGTCGAAAGCTGTCTGAAATCAGTTGAGGACATCTCAGCCACCTCCTATAGCGTTTGCTCTAATGAAATTGAATATAGCGCCTGCTATATTTTGTAGCAAGTGCTCGGCGTGTCTGCTATAGTTGGGCTCATGAGCACGAACAAGCGAGAGCGAACTATCGTCGATGATGTGTCCGCAAAAATACTCGACAGAGTAATCAATCGAGCGGGT